TTAAAAGACCTGAATCCATTGTAATTAATATTTTAAACCGTAATTAACGTATGGGTAAATTAAAGCATCAACAGTCTCAGGTACTTTATATACTTGCTGTCTTGATTTGCTTTCCCTAAACTCATTAAAATCAGCAGCAAGATAAAGTATTGCTCTTTTAAGACTTATTGGTAATGTATTGCCAGTAAAACCAGACATTTCACGATTTATAAGTAAAAAGCAATGTTCTTTTGCTGTGTCCAGTACGTCTTGAAAAAATGCATCATCATTTGTTTCATCAAGTGAAACCCTTATCTGACGTTTCAGAAGTGTTATGTTAACATCATTATTCATAATTAATTTTATTATAAATACTATGACCATGTTTTACCAATCTGCTTTAGCTTTTGTAATTAAATTCTGAATCTTTAATCTTCTTTCTGTAATACGTCTTAACATTAAATGACCAGTATCATATTTATTTTTATATGCAATTGCTGATTCCAATAGTTCAATATTATCATTAAATAAACCTAAACCACGATTACATTTATGACACAACAAACCTCTATTTTCGTTAAAATTATGGTCATGATCAACTGATAATTTTAATTTAAATTCACTTTGTGGACGTTTACAAATAGCACACTTACCACCTTGTGCGTTAAACGTTTCATTATATTTTTCAATAGAAATGCCATACAATTTTTTAAATTGTTTAATTTTATTAGCAACTTTATTTTCTGGTATAGCATAATATGTTTTACAATATGCTTTATGTTTTACTTTATGTTCTGGTATTGAACGATATGCTTTATCATATTCTTTTTTTTCAGGTGTTGCATTACGTGCCTTTTGTTTTGCTTTTACTTCAGGCAAAGCATTATGTACTTTATCATATTCTTTCTTCTTTGCTTTTCTTTTTTCAGCACTTACAATTTTTTCTTCAGGTGTTAATCTTTTCATTTTTTCTTACAATAATATAGTAAAAAATTCTGATAATCAAGACTTTTTAAAAATAAAAATGGGTTAATTCTGAAACTAACCCATTTTAAAAAATATATTTAACGTACTAAATAGAAATTTTTACTTGCCATAGCCACGAATAAACGATGCTTGCCTTACAGGTCCCATGTCCTGATATACTTCAATGTGAAGTCTTACAGCATTATTGATAGCAGCACTGTAAGGATCGACTAAAATACCAAGTGTACCAAGTGATTCAGGTGTGCTACCAAAAAATGCCATTACAAATTTTGACCAGTCACCAAACAAAATACCATAGTTGCTAGAATTTAAGGTACTTGACATAGCTGATGTATAGAATACAGGATAACCAACCAAGTCATTACGACCTTGTAAAATAGGTACTGTAGCACTTGCAAAAGCTGGTACTTGTCTAAATTTATAAGCTAACATTGGGTGTGTTAAGAATGCTAATGAACCTTCCAATGCATTTGCTGTGTCCAACATAGCTATTAAATTATAAACACCAAGACCAGTTGCACCTGTCATTTGATAAGTGAAACCTGTACCTGTGAAAAGTGAATCTGGTTTATAAGCTAAATGTGAGTGACCATCAACAACAGCTTTGATTATTGCTGAATTGATAGCACCAACGATAGAACTTTTTATGATTGCTTCATTTGCAGGATTTTCCTGAACAAGTAAAGTTTTGCTTATGTCAACATAACCAGCAATTCTTTTTGGTGTTAAAGCTAGTCCTGCTGTGTTAGTTGGTGTTACATCAGTTTCTGCAATATTTTCACCGTTAACATAGTCTAAAACTATAGCTGTTTGTGAAGGATATGTAACATTTGCTGTTGCATAAAGCACTTGTGCACCCATTTGAATAAGTGGGTTTTGTGCATACAAAGGTGCAATTAAGTCCATAACCTCAGTTGCTACACTGGCATTTCCAGCAGCAGCCATAACAGCACGTTTTTCAACTTCACTCATACCATACATTTCTGCATAGTCTCTGTTAGTTGATAGTGGTAACTGTATTTGTCCTTTTGTGGTTAAACCATTAGTACTAAATGCTTTGTTACCAATTTCCATAAATCTTATTTCAGAATCCTGAAGTGGTTTATTGTATGCCACAGCATTAATGGCTCTTGCAAAAGAAAATCTTTTTTCGTTCATTTTTTTATTTATAATTGTAATGTTTTTATTTTTACTTTTAGTTTCAGCTTCTGCTACATTATCAGCAGCTTCAGCTTTTGCTATTTCATCAGCAGCATTTTTAATTACTGTTAAAAGTGCAGCAATTTTTGTATCTTCAGCATCAGTTAATTTTCTTGCTTCTTTTTCAGCAAGTGCAATTATTGCTCTTTGTTCATCAACTGCTGTTGCTTTTGTATTTTGTAATTCGATTAGTGTCATACTGAAATATTTTATAATAAATAGTTAATATTATTTTTTTATAAGTTTAGAGTTTTTCTTAGTTCAACATAATATGTTTTTAAGTCAGCAATTCTTTTTTCTTCAGCTAATTTATCATCAGCTAATTTCTTTTCATCAGCAATTCTTTTTTCTATAGCAAGTTTTTCAAGTTCTCTTGTTTCTGTTTCAATCAATGTGTCAAGACCTCTTGTGCTAACTTGTGTTGCTTCATAAGCTGGACTACCTACAATTGAAAAATCATATAATGCATTTATGTTATTAATCTCACGATTATAATAACCATCAGCACCTTTTGACCATGTATCATTTTTTCCATCTGGGTTAATATGCATTGCAAAAGAAGCACCTGATAAATCACCTGCTCTTACTGCTTGAAGAACTTCTTCACCTAAAGCAGTTCTCTTTGCCATAAATTTGAAATGAATACCAGAATCTGTTTTATTTATTTTCAAACTACCAACACCTTTTTTTGATCTGGCAAGAATACCTTGTGAATCACTATGATTATACAACATCATTATGTCACTATTTTTCAACAGGTCATCTGATATTGCTGAAGGTTTTATTGTTTCGTGAAACTGTCTGCCAGTTTGAGTACCAAGTAATTCTGAAGGTGAATTAAAAACAATTGCAGTACCTGTTATTTCTCTTGAATCTGGTTCTGCTGATGCTCTTAATTCTGCATTTATATATCTGATTTCTTTTTTAATTTCTTCCATAATTGAAAATTTATAATAAATACTTATTATTATTAATTAGAAGAAAAAGACCATTTATAACCACCACCTTGTTTTTGCTTACCTAAACAACAATTAGAAATAGTTTTAATTCCAGTTATTTTATATGCTTCAGCTTGTGAGGTATATTTATTAATCAATTCACCTTTTAAAGTAAATTGAAATACTGGCTTTATTCTATCATCAATTTTACAAACACCTATTTTATCTTCATTTCCTTTATAACACCATTGAAAACCACCTGCTGATATACGATTATTTATATGTTTACAACACTCTCTAATACCACTAATATTAATACCAGTTTTTCGGTATGCTTCCGACATTGATTTAAATGTTTCAATAAATTCACCTGCTTTAGTAAATTGTGATACTGACATATAATTAATACTTTTATTATCACCACCATCACCACCTTTACTTATATTAACTAAAGGACAATGAAGTACATCTTTTGCATATTGAATGAAATACATTTCAACATATTCGTGAAAATGTGCTTGCAATACTTCATCATAGTAATCATCAATTGTTAGTAGTTCTGCTATTTGTGGTTTTAATCCACAACTTAAAATTTGATTAATTTTATTGAGTTTATGTGGATTATTCTGTTTTTTTACATTTATATGTTTATATAATCTATCACTTAATTTTGTAATAGTTTTACCAACATAAAAACACTCAGCATTTCTTGGGTCGAACAAACCATATATAATTACCTTTGACATTCAGCAATAATATAAAATAATTTTATACAACATTGGTTGTTTTTTCAACAAAAGTTATTGTCCAGTGCCACCAGACATTGGCATATTATCACCTTTCAGATTGTTATCAAGTTTGTTTACTGTGCTTGTATTGGTTATACTTTGTGTCTGCACCGTAATTCTTACAGCATCTCCTTCAGGTATCCAAGGTTGACCAATCTTTTTCCTAACATCATTTATTGTATAGTATCCGTTTGAAGTCATATCAATCCAATATTTAGCTTGCACTGAACTATCCATAGAAATTAAATCAGTTAAATCAAAATCCAAACTCAATGTTTTTCTGTCTTTTGGCAATATTAATTTGACTGCAAATTCATTGATAATCTTCTGTAGTTGTGGTTGTAATGTGGTATGTAAATATTCTATCTGAATAGCTTCAACAGTACCTGCTAATTGTTTAACATTATCAAAAAGTAATGATGGGTGAATACTATACCACCTTGCCACTTCTGTAATATTCCACTGTCTGCTTTCAAGAAGCTGTGCATCACGTGGTGAAATAGAAAGTTGGTGAACAGTCATACCAAGTGGCATAACAGGTATTTGTTTTGTGCCTAATAATGAATTATAAGCATTTCTCCACCTGTTCTGAATGTCTTCTACCTGTTTTGGTGTTGGTGAACCTTCAGCCTGTATATAAGCATTACTATTTGAACCATTTTTTAAGAATTCTGAAGCATGTACTTCAGAATTATATAGTAATTCAAAAGAATTTCTGGCATAAAGTATGTTTGAAATACCCAAATCACTATCATCTGGGTCAGGAAAATTGATAATATGTATGATATTTGCATCATCTACCAATGATTCAACACCGTGTAGCACTGGTAAAGTGTTATATAAATTGTTCAAACCTTGTACATTCCACTTACGTTGACCATTTACAATGACTTTTGACACTGCATTTGGTGGTAAAAGGTGTAATGCAACTGGTGTAAAGTCCTTATCTCTAACAATATACACATACATATTGCCATTATTGAGCATATCAAGTATACCTATCTTCCAAAACATAAAGGAATTCATAGAAGGATTTGGCTGATAAAGCAACAGGTCATATAATGGACTGTCAACAAATTCTTTTTTAAAACCTTTAGAATCTTTTTTGTATAATTTTAAATCAAGTGTAGCTATATCGTTACTAATCTTGTTAGTTGCACAATAAACTGCTGAGAGAGCAAGATTATGTTTTATATTAAATGAACTGGTATATGGAATACCCAACGGACCCACTGGCATAGTAGTCCAGATATCTCTTTTTTCTTTTGCTAATTCATCAACCTGTGTACGAAGTGCACGAATATCTTTGTTATAAGTAAATATTGACATATATAATAT